GACGCGCGCGCCCGCCTCCCCGCCCCCATCCATGAGCCCCTGGACGTTGGCCTCACGCGGCTCGAGCCAGATCGGCATGCCCATGCGCATGCCGCAGAGCATGAGGGCCGATTCCCAGCGGTTGCGGTCGCTCTGCTTGAGCGCGATGTCGTCGGCGACCGTCTTGGGCCAGAAGGTGCCGGGCACGAGCTTCTGCGGGAACCACGTGAAGGGCAGAAAGTAGCGCTTGCCCCCATCCTGGCTCTGCGCCCAGTACGGCAGCGGCTTGGCGTAGGCCAGCGCCGACTCGCCCACCACGATGGCCAGCAGGCCCTCGGGATAGGTGTCGTCCGGCAGCTGCCAGTACCACCGCTCCGTCACCCGGTTGTTGCCGAGCAGGCCCGAGAGGGCCTGATCCCGCCGCCCCGTGCCGCGCTCATCGAGCGCCGGGCCCTGGATGGCCAGCGCCGACATGTACGACTCGTCCGCCGAGCCCGCCACATTGGCGGCGATCTGCTCGCTGATGTCCTTCCACCGCGTTTTGGCATCGTCGACGCTCAGGCACTTCTCGCGCAGGAGGCGCCGGTGCTGGCCGGCCTGCGTGATCGTGGGATCGAAGAACATCTCGAAGAGCGGGGCCACTTCCGCGTACATTTTGCCGCGCGGCACCGATTGCTCGGTCGGCAGCAGCGGCCCCGGCTGCCCGCACTGCTCGCACTGGGGCGCGCCCGGCGGCTGCTGGTGCTGGCAGCCCGGGCAGGCCTCAAGTGGCACGGTGCGCATGCCCCACACCGGGTCGGGATCGTAGCCGCTCTCCAGGAAGGCGCCGCCCGTGAAGCCGACCCAGGTGGCCAGCGATTGGCGCACCATGCGGAGCTTGACCTCGCCCTCGATGACCTGGATGGCGCGCGCCGCCACGTCGGCCGCCGCGCGGTCCTCGGCTTCCTCGGTGGACGGCCGCCACGTCAGCGTCGGCTCGACGCGGCCGAACACGGAATTGACCGTGTCCATCGTGTCCGCGAAGATGTTGGTCACGGGCGTGGGGACGCCGCGCGGAATGTTCGCCGGGCGCCACCGGCCCGTGCCCAGATCCCACTTAATCCACTGGATGCCGCGGTAGAAGAGTAGGTTGCGGTACATCGGCCGCAGGAAGCGATCGCGCAGTTCGCGCTTGCCAAACTCCTCGCGGAACTTGCGCACGCGCTCGAGGATCGCCTGCGAATCCCCGTAGGGATCGACGGCGGGGACGGCCGTGGGCGGCCCGCTCGACGGTGACCCCGCGGGCGCGCCCGCCGTGAGGTCCGAGAGCATCCCGGCCAGATCAGCCACGCGCGACCTCCGAGCAGCGCGTCCATTCGGCGAGCAACGCGGCCTTGTCCGGTTCGGTGAGATGCAATTCGTCGGTGGCCCAGCTCGCGAGCCAAGTGCCGTAATCGCGCGTGTACCAGTAGGCGTACCGCGCGGGAGCCGGATCGACCGCCGCGACGGGATCGCCCGCGACTTCGCCTGGCCCCGGGAGGCCCGGCGTGGGGGTGCAGGTGGCGCAGTAGCCGATGCCCGGCGTCACGCTGCCGTCGCCGCGCTGGATGCGCGCGTAGACGGATTCCGGCAGCGGGAAGAGCAGGATGCGCTCCCCCGTCTTCCCGTGGCGCGCGGAGACCCACGTCGGCCCCCCGCAGCGCGTGCACACGCCGGCCTGGATCATGCCTCTGGCCATTCCAGCTCGTAATAGCCGCACGCGCACCACCGCGCGCCGAAGGGCGTCGTGCACTCGCGGAATTCCGCGTAGGGTAGCGGCCGACGGTCGATCCGGGCCAGCGCGTTGGCGAGGATCTGTTCTTCCGTTAACCGCCAGTCGGCATCGACGTAGGGATGCACCGCCCGGGCGCCCCCATCGACCCGCAAGTGTTCGCGCGGCATTAGGCCCCCGCCTGGGTATATTCGGCGTTGCCCATGAGATCGGCCAATTCCGTGCGCAGGGCCTCCTCGCTGTCGGCGATCAGCGGACGCGGATGGACCTGGGCGTGCCCATCCGTCTTCAGGCGCACCAATTCGGCCACCGCGATGTTGGCCCGCTGCGTTTCCTTTTGCCGCTCCAGCCGCAGCCAGGCGATTTCGGCCTCGAGATGCTGCACGTAGGCGCTCGACCAGAAGCGGAGCCAGGTCACGCGGGGATCTCCACGTGGCAGAGGGCTTCGTTGCCCCACGTGTCCCACCCGAGGCGGTTGCGGCGGGCGAAGAGCTCGACTCGGGGCGCTTCCCCGATGGCCTCTAAGTAGTCCGTGAACAACTCCGGCTTTGCACTGTGGATCGCCTGGGCAGGCGCATCCACCACAGAGGACGGGAATGCGCCCAGCCGCTTCGGTTTCCCGCGCCTCCCAGCCAGTAAGTACTCCGAGTGCTGCGGCGCCACGCTCCTGATGAATGGCGACGGGCATCCCGTCTTTCGCCAGGTAATCGTTTGCGTGTATTTGAAGCCCCATGCATCCATGACCGTGAAGGCGCTCGCCAGATAGCGATTTGTGGTCCACAAGAACAGCCACGCATCCCGATCCGCCATCTTCTCGACCGGAAGCGCCGCCACTTCCCTCACGCTCATGCTTGAATAGGGCATCGCCACGGTCAGTCGCCCGGCATTGCCGGTCGGGCCCTGAGGGAACCCATCGTCGTAGAACCAGGGCGGATCGGCCACGATGGTCCGGTATTTCATGCCGCCGCGCCGCCGTGATGGTTGCCCGGCGTTGCACCAGGCCCCGCGGGGAGGATCGCGGGTAACCTGACCTGACGGCGTGACGGCATGTTCACCCGGCCCACTCCGCGAGCGCCGTGGCGCCGCCGCGCTCGGCCTCCGCTTCCAGCTGGCTCACGCGCTGGTGGTGCGACCAGGCCACGCGCAATTCCGTCTGATCGAGGGGGCGGCGGCCGGCGCTCGCGCGCGTGGCGATCAGCTCGCGCTCGAAGGCCAGGCGCTCGAGCGTTTCCGGGTCGTCGTACAGACTCGCGTCGGGCTCGGGCCCGCTCGGCCGCGTGCGCAACTGCAGCGCGTCAACGACGGCGTCGAGGAGATCGTCGTGCGCGTTCTCCCGATCGGTGCGGAAGCGCTCGGCCTCCTCGAGGAAATCCTCCAGCGCCGGGCACTCGCTGGCGATGGTGATCTCCCCCGCTTCCCACCAGGGCTGGAGCGCGCGGATGCGAACGTTTTTCGTGATCTTCGTGTCGCGCTCCAGATTCATCACGGGGAGGTAGAAGCCGCGCTTCTGCCCCTCGGCGGTGAAGAGATGCCGGAAGATCTTGGCGAAGCTGATCGCCTCGAAGCCGATGGCGCGGATGCCGGGCGTGCGCGCGTAGGCGTCGTAGATCTGCGCGATGAGCTCGGATTCGGGCCATTTGCCCCGACGCAGGTCGAGCAGATACATCGCCCCCGCGGGATCGAAGCCGGTGACCGCGATCGCGGAGTAATCCGCCCACGCCTTGGTGCTGATCGCCGGATCGACCGTCATCACGAGCCAGAGCGTGTCATGCGCAGGTAGCTCGCGCCGGCTCCGCACCGTGATCTTCTCGCGCGGGAAGTAGGTCGTGTCGGGCGACACCGGATTGAGCAGATACTGCGCCGCGAACTCGGCCGAGCCCTTCATGGCGCGGATGCGGAGCAATTCGGGCACCGGGAAGCGCGACGGGAAAGTCGCCCGCACGCGCCCGTAGTACGGCACCGGCTCCCCGTCCGGATCGGGCACCCAGCAGGGCTGGATATACGTGCCCAGCTCGAGCCCGTGGTGCGCCTTCTGCTCGAGCAGCCAGGCCCACGCGTCGGCATAGTGCCACGGCGTGCCCACGTAGTCGGCCGTCGAGCCCGGATCGAGCAGCGATTCGGCGATGCGGATGAAATTGATCGTGTCGGCCAGCATCTCGCGCGTCTGGCTGTTCTCGCGCCCCACCACGTCGTCGAACGTGGCGTGATCGTAGTGCTTGGAGGTGAGCTCGCCGGCCACCCCCACCGTCTCGATCGTCGCCTCCTTGGTGCGCCGCTTGCGCCGCACCGTGATCAGGCTCTCCGTCCACTTCTCGGCATCCCGCGCCGGGTCGGCGTAGAGCACGTCGGGGAAGGCGGCCACGAGCCAGGGGTTGGTGAGATGCCCCTTGATCTCCGAGAGCATCGCATTGGCGTTCTCGGCCTTGTTGGACGCGATCAGGATGCGGATCTGCGGGTTGCGCAGGATGCGCAGGATGTTGCGCGCCACCGTGATCACGCTCGTCTTGAACGCCCCGCGCTGCAGCAGGTAGAGATTCTTCGGGTACGGCGTCGCCAGCAGGTACTGGCAGAGCGGGCCGTGGAAGGCCGGATCGAGCGCGTTGGCGCCGGGCCCGCGCGAGGCGTGGAGCAGCCCCAGCAGCGTGTAGAGCGCGCCGTAGCCGGGGAGGCTGTCGTCCAACAGGGCCGTCCGGAGCGCGGCGGCGACCGCCCCCGTCTCCTTCTGCTCGCGCGTGAGGCGGGCGGCCAGGGCCCTACCCCTCCCGCGCCAGGCGCTGCAACACCTGCCCGCCCGTATGATCCCGCGCCACCGGCGTGGCGTGCTGCGGCAGGCCCTTCCGGGGCGTCGCCGCGAAGTCGTGCAGCTGGGCGTGCGTCATGTCGGGCGCGGGCCCCCGCAACTGCTCCGGGTGATGCTCGGCGATCGCCATGAACCGCTGCTGGGCCTGACTCTTCGCCGGCATCTCGCCCTCCCCTACTCCCACACCGTCGTGTCCCCGTCCTCGATCGGCCGCGTCACCCCGCCCATCGCCTCCTCCGGCACGTAGGCGCTCACGGTCGGCGTGTAGGGCGCCTCGCTCGACACCGTCTCCCGCGTCGCCCACGCGCTCGCCCGCTCCCCGCCCTGATGCTGCCCGCAGCGGCGCACCATCGCCAGCGCGTTCACCGCCGCGGGCCCCCCCTCACGCCGGCGGCGTGCCGGAGGTATTCGCGATCGCCGCCGCCAGCTTGTCCGTCGACCCGTTCACCCGGTCCACGATCGCCTGGATCTTCGCCGGGTCCGTCTTGTTCGCCTCCACCTCCGCCATCAGCGCCGTGATCACGTTCACCGCGGAGTCGTCCACCTCCGTGTTCCGGTTCGCCGCCGCTTCCAACGCCGTCAGATCCAAGGCCATCGCACGTTCCTCCCTCGTGGGCTCAGGACTCAGGCCGCACTGGCGGCTGCCCGGCCGCCTCCAGGCGGTTGTTCGCCTCCGTCAACTGCGCCACCATCGCGTCGATCTGCGCCTGCACCGCCGCCTCGTCCGGCGACGCCTCGCGCACCGTCGCCAGCAGCGCCTCCAGCGCCGCCGCACTCCGCTCCGCCGCCCCCGCCAGCCGCCGCACGTCCCCCGCCAACCCCGGCGGCCACGACACCACCACCGTGAACAAGGCCATCAGAGACTCCCCCGGGCCGTCAGCCCCGCCACCAGCGCGTCCAGCTTCGCCTCCAGGGCCGCGAGCCGCGCCACGACGTTCTGCAGCTGATCCGAGTGCACCGGAAAGCCTGACCCCGTCCACACACATCCGTGCGGCTGCGACGGATCAAACGTCACGTCGCATCTCGTGCATCGCACCAGAATGCTCACCGCCCTTTTCCCCTCCCCCGCGCAATTTTCGGGCTCCGCACACACTCCCCTACCCAATGCGGCAGATACGTCCCCTCCACCGGCCCATGCGCCACCCGCTCCCCGCACACCGCGCACCGGGGCACATCCACCCGCCCACAATGCGGGCACGGCGGCCCGTCTGGGGGCAGCACCGGGCAGGGAGAGGGAAAGGTGGCCCGTGCTTCGGCACCAAGCAGAGGGGGGACTCCCAAGGGCCTCGATCGGTCCGGCTCGGCCCCGGCCTGACCCCGCTGCGTCATGCCCGCGCGCTGCTGCTGAAAGAAATACCCCGGGGGGCATGGGGGCCAACGCCTGTAAGTGGCTGATATCACGGCCTACCAACCTGCGATAATACCGGTTATCAGACTCGCGCACTGCGTGAGTGGCGTAACTGTGCGCCAATCCGCCACTCTGCTCCACGCCCTCACGGTTGACATATCACCGGGTCCGCTAGCCATCAGCGCGCGACCTGGCTACACCGCGTCATGCCGAGCTCGCGTCAGAGGCGCGCGTTACCGCGGGCTCGGGCGAGGCTGGAACCACCCTCAGCAGGCCATCCCAGAGTTGTGCGGAGCCAGAGACTGGCGCCGGGCAATGCCCGCGGGGGCCGTGGTGCATGGGGCAGGGCTGGGCCAGGAACGCCTCAAGCGGCTCATCCCACACGCAGCGCGGCTCGGCGTCGCTCACGGCGTCTCCGTCGGGGCCGGCGGCAAGCTCGGCTGCGTGTGGTTCAGGATCGCGGCGAGGAGAGCCTTGCCCTCGGCGGGATCGAGCTCGGTGGCGAAGGAGGCGGTGATGGAGAGGTTCTTCTCGACGTAATCGGCGGGCAGCAGCTTCTTGAGGCGCACGATATTGCTCGTCACGGCGGGCATGTCGTCGCCATCGCCGATGCGGTCGAGCTTCTCTTCGATGGCTTCGGCGGCTTCGCGGAGGGCATCGCGCTCATCCTGGGCGAAGCGGGGATCGGCATCGCGGAGGCGTTGGACGGTGGTGATGCTGACACCGGCTTGTTTGGCGGCGCGCCACATGGTGGCGTGCTGGGCGAGGTGCTCGAGGTAGCGCGTGGGCCAGTCGGGGGCGAGCTGGGGGCCACGGGAGCGGAGGTAGCGCTGGTCGCGATGCGGGGTGACCTCGACGGCGGCGTAGAGGGCAGTTGGCACGGCCGTATCCGTCTTGGCCATCACGGGGAGGCTAGTAGGCTACTAGGACGGGTGTCAAGGGGAAACCGCAACGGGTGGTGGGGCGGGGCGGGTACGGCCACGAGAGCCTACGGCAGTGAGGTAACTACAACGACCGCGCGCGTAGGAGAGCAGGGATCCAGGGGCCCTGTCAAGTGTGTTCGCTAAGCGCTTGATTTCGTGACTAGCAGCCTACTAGTATGAGCTCGACGATTTTCCTTCCCTTGTCCGTGAAAAGGGGCACAAGCGGTGACGCGACGTGACAGAGACGCCGATCAGGCCGTCGTGTTGCCCTTCGGGAAGTACAAAGACTGGCTGTTGATGGACGTGCCCGCCGACTACCTGCGCTGGCTGCTCGAGGGCGACAAGATCCGCTCCGAGGCCCTGCGCCAGGCCGTCTATGCCGAATGGTCCTGGCGGCAGCACCAGCGCAGCCGGCGCGAGGTCAAGTCCTAGCCCTTCCCGCCCCCCGATCGCCCCGCCTGAGCCATCCTGGGCCCGCTAGCAGCCTGCTAGCTCCTCCTGCGCGAGCTGGTCGGCCAGGGCCAGGGTGGACTCGGTGCCGAACTCGCGGGCGAGGAGGATGAGCCGGCGGCGCTCTTGGCTGGTGGCTTCGTTGAGGGCGGCGACAAGGAGCGGCAGAATGTCCTCCACCGCAAGGGCTCGCCGTTCCTTCAGCACAAGCGCCCAATCCTTCGAGGCATCGCCCAGGCGAGCGAACAGCACGCGACTCGTGACTAGCTTGACGATCTCTTCTGCTGCCGCCCGCTCATCCGGCGCGGTGCTCATCGCCCCCACCTGTCACGCCAGTACGCGGTCTCCCGCTTGCTCCTAGTCCATCGCATATACAGTTCCCCCTTTACGATCTTCGTCTCGACCCAGTGCATGAGCCGACAATCGCAACAGCCGTGTAGCCATTTCCCTTTCGGAATTTCTATCCACTTCCTATTTTCCACCTCGTTGCGATGGCGGCTCATCCTCTCGCCTCTGCTGTACCGAGCCACCCATCCAACAGAGCTAAGTCGTCCATGCTGTGTTCGCCGCGCATCAAACGCCTCACGGCTAATTGGATCGGCT